TGTTTTCCTTGTACTCGATGGGCACCTGCAGCGGCGGGTTGACCTTGTAGTCGATGGCCTGCGACTTGCGCAGCTGCTCGTGTTGCAGCTGCTTCACATCGCCCAGCGCCTCCATGCCGGGGCTGCTGCCGTAGATGTCGCCGCCGTACACCTCCCACCTCGGGGCCAGCACCGGGAAGCGCTTGAAACCTGACTCACGCAGGAACTTGGTGGTGTCGCTGGGGTCGATGTAGCAGCTGGACCAGCGCATGTTTTTGGCATCGCGCTTGGTCACATCGCGCGCCGTGTTCGGCTCGATGATGTGGACGACCGTGATCCACTGGTCCAGCTGGTTGCGCCGGTAGAGGTTGCGCACGTTCTCGCTGACGGCGTCGAGCCCGAACTGCTTGACCATCTGCCCGACGGTCATGTCGTACTCACGGGCCAGCGTGTCGACCACGCCCTTTTCGTTCGTGCCCAGCGCGAACTCGCCGATGGTCAGCGGGTACAGGTGCAGCACGTTGTCGAAGTCGGGCAGCACGACCGTGGCCCACGTGCCGAACAGACCCAGCTCGCCGTAGCCCTGCTGCAACGCGCGGTAGGTGTTGGACACGCTGAAGATCTCGCGCAGCAGCAGGCCGGTGCGGTGCAGCCAGGTCTTGACCGGGCCCAGCTCGCGCAGTTCCGGGTCGCTGAGCGTGAGCCGGAACCACGGCCGCGCGGGCGAGGTCATGCCGGACATGAGGCCGGCCGACAGCGTGCGCTGCGCGCCCAGCGGCGTGCGGTCGTAAATGGTGTTGTGCCGCTTCTCGCCGCGGTTGCGGTCCGACGTGACGAAGCGCCCGGCGCGGGGCTGCTGGTACTGGCTGATCTCCTGCCAGTGGGGCAGCCAGGACGCCCGCTCAGTCCACAGCGCGTTCTTGCGTTGGAGCTTGAGCTGGACGGGGTTCAGGCCGGTGGTCTGAGCCATCAGCCCCCCAGCAGTGCCGAGGTGGCGCCGGTGTTGAAGTTGGTGCCGCGCTTGGCCGAGCCACTGTTCGGGCTGGTGAACTGGGCATCAGGCACCGGGGTGGCCGCGGGTGCCGTCGTTGTGCCGCGCATGTCGGCCTGGTACTTGTCCAGGTTGTAGCCCAGCGGGTCGGCGACCTCGTAGGCGCTGCCCAGTGCGCGATGCGTGGCGTTCCACTTGCCGGCGTTGGCGAGGCACATGCTCAGCCCCCCAGCAGCGACGGCGCCGCGAGCGAGCCGCCCGACAGGTCAATGCCCGAGGGCGCGGTCAGCAGCGTGCCGCCGGCCGCGGTGGCGTTCTTGCGCCGTGCGCGGGCCATCGCTGTGAAGTCCGGTTGCTTGGCTTCCTGGACAGGATCGGGGGTCTTGACTTTGGGGGAAGACATGCACATTGGTATGGCCCTCGTGGGTGAGGTCCGCCGCAATGTGCTGGGGCCGTGGGCGCGTTAAGCGCCCTTCGTTCAACTGAACGGGCGGTAACTGTCGATGCTGAAACCCTGCCGGCCGTCGTAGGTCTGGAACGGGTCGTGGTTCATCACGTCGGCTTGGGCGTTGACGGCGCGCAGCGCGTGCAGCTTGGGCACGTCCATCGCCGCCAGCACGTAGGCGCTGGCCAAGTCGGGCGACTTGCCGATGCGCTTGATGATGTCCTCGCGGCCCTCAACCTGGATCGTCATGCCAGACACCGTCCACTTCGGCGCGCACAGCTCCTTGAGCAGCTGCGGGTCGGGCGGCAGCGCGGCGCCGGTGTCGTTGGCCGGGTCCAGCAGCTCGCGCATCTGCCACCACAGTTGGCTGCGCAGGTTGAAGAACCGCAGACGGCCCGAGCGGTCGGTGGCCAGGCTCTTCTCGCTGACGTTGACGCCCAGCACCTGGAAGCTCATGCCGTTGAGCACGTCGTAAGGCGACGCGCCCACGCCGATGACGTCGATCATGATGGGCGCGTGATCGCGCAGACGGCCCACCACCAGGCCGGCCACCTTCGGCCCGTCGGGCGTGTCGGTGCCAGGGTGCAGACCCTCGCCGGGCTTGCACTCGTCGAACCAGTAGTTCGTGCCCTCGGCCTTGTGCCGCGCGGCCAATGCCGTGTTGTCCTTGCCGCCGCGCGCAACGTCGACGCCCAGGCCCAGCATCTCGCCCTTGGGCGCGCGAGGCTTCCAGCGTGCTTGCGCTGCCTCCACCCAGGCGGTGGGGATCACCTGCCACTGGTCGTCCTTCACGCCGGCCGCGAAGTCGCCGTACAGCATCTGGCTGCGCAGGGGCTCGGGAAGGGATTGCAAGGTGCTCATGTACCCGCTCGCCATGTAGTAGGGGTTGTCGGTCAGCCGTGCGGGGATGAACGTGCGCGACTTGGGCTGCACGATGTCCTCGGGGCGGTGGGCCTTGCGGTCGAAGTCGAACACCATGCGCCCGGCCACCATGACGAACTCGCGCCCGTCGAGTGGCTTGCCGTCGCTGTCGACCCATACGTCCTTTGAGTTGCCCCGGCCGTCGGGCATCATGGCGGCCCAGCGCAGCGCGCCGGGCACGGTGGGATAGAGCGGGTGCGTCTTCACCAGCCATGGTGCGAAGAACTCCAGCACCCAGCGGCCTTCATCCGTGGTCGGCGGGTTGAAGGTCATCAGCACCCGCGCTTTGAAGTCCGGGCGGTTCGTGCGGTTCCAGCCCATCACGAACCGCACCTGGTGCTCACGCTGCTCGGTCACCTCGTCGAAGATCTTCACGCCGTGCGGGCGGCCCTGCCAGCGCCGCTCATCGCCGGGGTTGTCGAGGCCCGCGAACTCGCACAGGCCGCCCTCAGGCAGGCGCCACGCGCCCTTCTGGCTGCTGTAGCCGTCGGTGGTGCCTAGGATCTCGGCCAGGCGCTGGATGACGCCCTCGGTCTGCGCCTTCTCGCGCCGCGCGAACAGGCACCGCTCGTTGCTGTCGATGATGAGCCCGGCGGCCAGGTCGGTCTTGCCGCCGCCGGCCGCGCCGCCGTAGCCGACGATGTCTGCCAGCGAGTTGTAGGCCTGCGTCTGCGGGCCTGGAAGAGGGCGCCAACGCTTCACCGCCATGTCGGCGTCGATCAGCTCGTACAGCTCTTCCAGCTCGGCTGGCGTGAGGTAGTCGCGCAGCGCGATGAGACTGTCGTTGTCGATGGCGCTCACGCCAGATCCGAGAAGTCCTCGGCCGCCTGCTTGCGCTGCTTGGCCGCGGCCAGGATCTGCTGCAGTCGCGCCTCGCGCTCCGTCTCGCTCATCTGCAGCGGCGCGCCGTCGGCGCCGGTCAGCTCGGTGCGGTCGGTGGCGAACTTCTTGCGATGGCCCTTGAGCAGGAACTGGAGCAGCGCGTCACTGTGCTTGCGCACGGCAAGGAACTTCGGGTTGCCCTGCGCGTCGAGCTGCTGGCGCGGCACTTCGTGTGTGCGCTCCTCGCGTTCGCCCTTCTCGTTGGTCACCACGCGGATGACCGTGTCCATGACGACCTGGCCCAGCTCGTCACGCTCCCACAGCGGCGTGAGCTGGCCCTGGTACACGACGGGCTCTTCATAGCCCTCCACAGCGCGCCGCCGGGCCTCGGCCTCCATCACGTCGGTGGCCTGCTCCATCGCGTCATCGAAGGCCGCCGCGAAGTCGGCATCGCGTTTGCGCAGCGCGTAGACCGTGCTGGGCTGAACTCCTGCCGCCAGCGCGGCGCGCGACACGATGCCGGTGGTGGCGAGTGCGCGCAGGAAGGGGTGCAGCCATTCGTGGGACATGCCCGCGCTTGTCCCACGGCGTGCGGTGCGTTAAGCGCCCTAGTCGAACTCGCTGGGCTTAGCCGGCTTGATGCGCGACGGCCAGCGCGAGGCTAGTTGCCGGTCCCGCTCGCGGCTCTTGGCGGTGCGCTCGTCGCGGTACCTGTCCGGGGTGCCTGAGCGCTTGCGCCCCGCCTCGATGTCCCGCACCGTGCGACGGCTGCAATCGAACTTCTCGGCCACGATCTTCTGCGGAACGCCCTCGGCCCGAAGCGCCAGGATCAGCCGCACATCGTCGTCCGTGAGCTTCGCTCGATGGTGGTGTTCACCGAGCACATAGCCCCGGTTCGTCACCGGAATCAGGCCGCGCCCGGAACGTGCAATTTTTACCATGGTCCTAGCTCCTTACCACCCTTACCACTTACCACCTACTTTCAAAAACTTTTTCCTTATACGTATGTATCAAAATGTAACGGGGAAAATCAGGGGTATCTCGCATCATGTATGTACTTTTTAGGTGGTAAGGGTGGTAAGGGTGGTAAGAGGTGAGTGGAATCAACGACTTAGCGCTAACCACCTTGACCACTCTTACCACCCCAAACGTGGTAAGGATTCCGCAATCTGAAATCTGTAGAAAATTGCATCACGCCAAATCTGCAAAATCCTGCGCGTTGGGCCTCATCCACCCTTTTTGCGCCTTACCACCTATCCAGTACGTGTCCCGCACATAGCCCAACTTCGCCAGCACCTTCGCCACTCGCATCTCGACTTTCTTGTCAATTCCTGCAAGTTCGACGCGAATCGCGGACTGCGCCACCTCCCTGACGCGCACGAGCCCGGCGCCACGCGGCACGCCATTCGTGCCGTCCATCTCGTCTCTGGCCAGCCAGTCGGCAATGACGTCTTCCCATTCGTCGCTCACCTTGAACTCGGCGTGGTGGTCCACGGCCAGCGTCTGCGCCTCCTTCCAGCGCACCCCACCGGCCTTGAACAGCGCCACGCCTTCAGCCCACAGCTGATCGTGCACGGCGGCGATTCCGGCCGTGTCGACCACCCCCACGCGCAGCGGCAACCAGCGCCGTTCACCCGTCGGGTCGTCCAGAAACTCGGTGTTGCCTGTTGCGATGTTGAGACAACGGCGCGGCTGCT